TACTAAAAGTTTAGAGCTAGGTGAATTTGAGATTAGCTTTATATCAACAATCTTTGGCGCTATGAGTGCTAAGGTAAATACAATAATAGACTTCTTCTTCGGTGGAAGTTCAAAGAAAAACGAACAAACAAACAAATAAATAAAATGGGACAAAACTCAACAGCAACAGCTTACAACTTTGGTCAAATGGGTTCTGCTTTTGCAGACACAGCGGCTAACACAATTACTGCCCCAGAAGAGTTGGCTATAGTAGCTATTACTTTTTTAGGCGCAACTACTCTTGATTCGCTAATAGCTAAAGATTCTACGCTTTTTCCAAATACAGCAGCAGCAGCTCACAGTACTGGAAGATATTCTAGAACTGTAAATCAAGGTAATGCTACAACAAATAAGATTATATTTGATCAAGAAAATTTTGTTAGTCAAGCAGATCAAATAGAAGTAGGTGATGAAGTTTACGATGGTGCTACAGGCGTTTTGCATGGAACTGTTGCTGCTTTAGATCCTGATGGAGATAACACGAAAGAAATACAAATCAGTGCTTCTGTAGCTATTACAAACAACGAAACTTTAGCTTTTAGAAAAGTAAATAAATTAAATACTATTGGTACTGGTGGACAAGCAGTTGACGCGAGTCAAGAGTTTCCAGCTGGTATGACTATATACGGAAGATGGGATTCTGTATCTTTAAACGCTGATGACACTGATGGCGGTATAATAGCTTATTTTGGATTTTAATGGCATTAGGTAACGCAAATACATCAGCTCAAGCTAGAGGTAAAAACAAACCTGTTGTAGTTAGAAGAAGAAAAGAAGTAGTTCTAGCTAAAACGTACGGCTCTATTTCTGGAACAACGGTTCAAGCTAGGGCCGCTTGCGGTACTAGAGACTCTCTTGGTGAAACGTATTACCATAATGGTAGTGGTTCAACTCCTAGAGTTAACGATAGAGTTTACGTATCAAGAAGAGCTGACGACAAAAGAGGCGCGTTGCAAGACGGTTTTTACAAAGTTACGGCTGATAGTAGAAACTTTGTAAGCATACAAATAACAAACGGGGTAGTTGCAGCCGTAGAAACCTGCAGATAATAAACAATTAACTTTAATTAAATTAAATCATGGCAAAAAGAAAAACACCCAAGGTCAAAGACCTTAGGCCAAACGCAATTAGCAAAAATCAACTAGCTAAAATGCAAAACGTAGTAAAAGCAATAAACCAAGGACAAAGTAAAATTGGTATGCTTGAATCACAGAAACACGAGCTACTACACGAAGTCATACAACTTCAAGGTATGATTGGCCAAATACAAAAAGAAATAAAAGAAGAGTACGGCGACGTTGATATAAACATTAACGACGGGTCAATTAAATATAATAAAAATGAGCAAGTTAATTCGTAAAATTACAATAGGTAAAGATTATAAAATAGATGCTATGCATTATTCCGTAGGCCAAGAGGTTTATGGAGGACATACTATCTGTGACATAGTTGAAGAGAAAGACAAGTACAGTATATACATAAAGAAAAACAAAGACGTTATGCCTTGGAAAGACTTTAATAAAAATATGGCTGTTTCTGTTGAGTACAACCTAGAGTATTAATGAAATCACCATACAACTACATAATAAAGCCTAACGGCGAAAGATACAACAACTCTGTAAAAGTTGGTGATAAAAGTCTAATTACTAACACAGACATATTTGATCATAAGCATGTGAATAGAGAGGCTACAGTTTTAGCCACACCTAAAGCTATTGATACTAATATAAAAGAAGGTAACACTGTTATCGTTCATCACAATGTGTTTAGAAGATGGAACGATGTTAGCGGTAAAGAGCGTAACAGTAAAAGCTTTTACAAGGAAGACATGTACTTCGTAAGTGAAGATCAAATATTTGCTTATAAGCAAGAAGACAAATGGAGGCCAATGAAAGGGTTTTGTTTTGTTAAACCTATTAAATCAAAAGATAATTTTACTCAAGATGTAGAGAAGCCTTTAGTAGGAATAATTAAATACTCTGACGGATCTCAAGACGTTGGTGATCTAGTAGGATTTACTCCTAACTCAGAGTATGAGTTTGTTATCGACGGAGAAAGACTATATAGAGTATACTCTAAATTTATTACAATTAAATATGAATATCAAGGAAACGAAGAAGAATATAATCCAAGCTGGACATAAAGCCGTTGAAGAGCTTATCAAAGTTGCAAAAGAAGCTATTATTGATAGTGATGATGACATTACTGCCGATAGACTTAAGAACGCTGCTGCTACAAAAAAGCTCGCTATCTTCGATGCCTTTGAGATACTTAATCGTATACAAGAAGAACAGGCTTTGCTTGAGGGCAAGGTTGTTGAAGAGAAGAAAGAGAAAGTTTTTAAGGGCTTTGCCGAAGGTAGATCTAAATAATGTACGAACAAAGTTTATACGAAATAATAGAACCAGTTAAGAAAACTACTATAAGTAGACTTAATAAAGGTAAGAAGTGGAAGCGTGGCTACAACAAAGAGCATGACGTTGTAGTTCTTGGTAGCACTGGTCAAATAGGTGAGATATATAACATACAAGGGTTACATATAGCTTTACCTAAGGCGCCAAAAAACGTGCATTCAAACAAAGATAAAAAGTGGAGGCAACTAGAAAAGCCCGATGTACTTAAGAAAATAAAAACTATATTTGACTGGAAAGCATATCCAGAAGAACAAAAAGAACAGTGGCACGAATATATAGATGAAGAGTTTAATAGACGTGAAGAGGGATTTTGGTTCAACAACAATGGTAAGCCAACTTACATAACAGGAACGCACTACATGTATTTACAATGGAGTAAAATTGACGTAGGTGCACCAGACTTCCGTGAGGCAAATAGATTATTCTTTATATTTTGGGAAGCTTGCAAAGTAGATTCGAGATGCTATGGTATGTGTTACTTGAAGAACAGACGTAGTGGTTTTTCTTTTATGAGCTCTGCTGAAACAGTTAACTTAGCTACTATTTCAAGTGACTCTAGATATGGTATACTATCTAAAAGTGGTGCTGATGCTAAGAAGATGTTTACAGACAAGGTTGTGCCTATATCTATAAACTATCCTTTTTTCTTCAAGCCAATACAAGATGGTATGGATAGACCTAAGTCTGAACTAGCATACCGTGTCCCTGCGAGTAAATTTACCCGTAAAAAAATAGACACTAACGAAAAGCTAGAAGAGATAAAAGGTTTAGATACTACAATTGACTGGAAGAACACAGGGGACAACAGTTATGATGGTGAAAAGCTTTCACTACTAGTACACGATGAGAGTGGTAAATGGGAACGACCAGATAACATACTCAACAACTGGCGAGTTACAAAAACTTGTCTTAGACTAGGTAGCAGAATTATTGGAAAATGCATGATGGGATCAACATCAAACGCTTTAGATAAAGGTGGTGATAACTTCAAGAAGTTATATAACGACAGTGATGTCACTAAAAGAAACAAAAATGGTCAAACAAAGTCTGGTTTATACTCTCTGTTTATTCCAATGGAATGGAACTTTGAAGGCTTTATTGACCAGTTTGGACAGCCAGTGTTTAGAACTCCAGATGAAGGATGTTATGGACCAGACGGTGAACTAATAGATATAGGTGTTGTTGACCACTGGCAAAACGAAGTTGATGGATTAAAAGACGATCAAGATGGTTTAAATGAATTTTATCGTCAGTTTCCTAGAACAACAGAGCATGCGTTTAGAGATGAAACAAAAAACAGTATATTTAACTTAGTTAAGATATACGAGCAAATAGATTATAATGAAGGTATTGGAAGTTCAGCTGTCGTTAATACAGGTAATTTTCAATGGGTTAACGGTGTTAAAGATTCAAAAGTAATATTTTATCCAGATCCAAAAGGTAGGTTTAAAATAAGTTGGGTGCCACCTGCACACCTTCAAAATAGAGTAATAGTAAAGAACGGAATAAAATATCCAGGAAATGAGCACATGGGCGCTTTTGGTTGCGATAGTTACGATATATCTGGTACTGTCGATGGTAGAGGATCCAACGGATCTCTTCATGGATTAACCAAGTTTAGTATGGAAGATGCTCCAGCAAACGCTTTCTTTTTAGAATACGTTGCTAGACCTCAGACTGCTGAGATGTTTTTTGAAGATGTGCTAATGGCGTGTGTGTTTTACGGTATGCCTATACTAGCAGAGAATAATAAACCAAGACTTCTTTACTATATAAGAAGAAGAGGTTACAGAGGTTTTAGTATGAACAGACCTGACAAGGTTTGGAACAAGCTTTCTGTTGCAGAAAAAGAGATTGGTGGTATACCAAACTCAAGTGAAGATATAAAACAAGCTCACGCCGCTGCTATAGAAATGTATATACAAAACCATGTTGGTCATTTAGGTGACGGTAGATATGGTAGCTTGTATTTTAATGAAACTTTAAACGATTGGGCAAAGTTTGACATAAATAAAAGAACTAAGTTTGATGCTGCAATAAGTTCTGGTCTAGCTATAATGGCTTGTAACAGACATTTGTACGCGCCTAACGCTAAGGTAGAAAAACCAAAAATAAACTTAAGTATTGCTAAGTATGATAACAAAGGCGGTACTTCACGAATAATAGAAAATTAAATATGGCTGAATCAATATATAAGAATTATTTCCCTAGTCAAGCTGTTAGTGATCTAGAAAAAATTACTACTGAGTATGGGCTAAAAATAGCTAAGGCCATAGAGAAGGAGTGGTTTGAGTCTAACACAATGGGCAACAATTATTCTAGCAGTAGATATTACAATAATAAAAATAC